TTAGAGTCGGCGCTCCACATCTCATTAAGAACTTGTTGTTTCGAAGTGAGGGAAGTAGCACCTGCTCTATACTGTACAACCATAGCAACGGTCCCTAAGGCAGTGTTTGTACTGTTCAACGCGTCAGCGGAAGTTGAGCGGAACTCAAACACTAACCCCTTGAAGTTATACTCCTGGAAGTTAGCCGCTATGCTAGAGAGGAATGGAAAAGTACTAGATAAACCAGGGTTAATCGGGTACTCTTTGTTGACGAAGCCAAGCGAGGAATTAACATCTCCAATGTACTCCCGGTGGCGTAAAACCACGGTTTCCGATGTGGAGTGCATACTAGGGCACTGGTCTGCAGTCGACCAGACGGAATTCTTGGACATACGGTAGGCGCCAGACCCGAAGATCTTGCCTATCCCTGATCCTAACCAGCCTCCTACAGAGGAGCCAAGACCACCACGTCCAAACATACCACCTAAACTACGACCAAGGACGGAACCTGTAGCCGCAAACGGAGAGGTATTAATATGCATCTTATCAATTTAGACTGTAAAGCCTTAATCTGACCAGCAGCATTACCTTTCGACGTCTTTGGCTTGGAACCAACCTTAGAAGACAATTTACCACGAGACCGAGTTCTCTTTTTGGGCATGGTTGGCAATTGCCAAACCACCTCCATCAAGAAAACCCGAGAGGACTATCAGCTCCTCCAACTGGTGTCGGAGCGGACAGTGCCTCATCTCGTACCGCCATTGATCAAACAGAGCTAACCTAGCTGGGAACCCGAGAGTGTTTGAGTGAGACAAAAGTCTCACGAGCGTTTTCCAAACATTTACGGGCTCACCAGAAGGATACAGCGTCGAACAGAATTCATAACAGTTCTCGTTAATTTCCTTATACAGCTTTAGCTTATGGCCCAAGCTATTAAAGGTATCTACAAGTTCCGGCTTCCAACGGGTAAGGAAGTCATCACCCATGTGGATAGACCAATCTGCTCCAGCCATGCGAGCCAACAAACAACCAATTCTAGAATTGGAAGAGCTGGTACAGTACCATCCCGACAACATAATGCCTGGGGATTCCTGGGCAAGCATAACTCCATTCGAAAGAACGAAGACACTGCTCGCGACACACATGATTCTGTTACGGATTACTCGGGCGATAGGGGAAGACGGCTCAGCATCCATGAGTTTAATCCTCATCTCAGCTTCAGCCATCAATTCCCACTCAGCCACGGTCCAATCCCATGAGGAGACATCACCTTCGGCCACGGGCCCTCGTGAGAGGGCATCCATGACCTCCGTATGGACGCTACAAATCTGTTCATCTGTGAAACCAATACCGGGTTTCGAGGGACAAGTATACCAATTTTCAATCTCAATTTCGTTCTGATTCTCAAATAACAACCGATCTATAACCTCATCAACAAGACTTACATTAGAAATTAGCCTCAAGCGACCCTCATGTAACTTGGATCGTTTGTGCGGCTCATTCTTTATAAAGACTCGGACGGGGTCGACCAGACCGCTAAGCCAGAAGGCCTGAGGTCTGACCCTGCCGGGAACATTGGCAAGTTCCCCGGTATCTCTAGATAGCAAAAGTCGGAGTCTATCAACAACTGCCTGAGCGAGAGAGGGCCTAAGTCGGTCAATGACTTCTCCCTTACTTCGGTCAAAAGCCCGGCAAGGGACTCCTGGATCTGAGTCCAGTTTGATCCTATGCCTGAGAATATGATCGATGAGAGTATGGAGATGTTCAAGACTGACAAGCCCCTCGAATGACAAACAGCGGCTAACTGACGGTATGTCGGATCTTGGATAAGACTCGCATACTTCCGAAATTGCCTTCTGGACAAGGAGCTGACTAGGCGCTCGACCAC